CACTTCTTCCACTTCATGCAACTGCATAGGTACTACTCCTTGTGATGACGGCAGAGTGTAGTACTTCCTGGATTTGCTAGTAGTCGGAATGTTGGGAATTAAGCAAACCCATGAAGCGCCAGCCAATACCCGGGACCTTGCCAATTAGGTCTGGGATCGTCCAACCCACAATCGCGAATACAGCTATGCCCACAACCCAGCCAACTACCGTCAACCTGGACATTCTGCCAGAGTACATCCCTATCCAAATAGAAAGGCCTAGGCAAAGAAACAAGACGGGCAGGTAGAGAGCATGTGTAAGAGTCCAGAGCGCAAAGGACGAAAGAAAGTGGCGACTCCCCCACGCGGAGGCGACTCCTGACAGCAGACACAAAATGGCATAGCCAATCAGTATCTCTTTCCACCTTCCGTACCTGTGCTTTTCAATGAAGCGCCTTATGTAATCCACTGCGCCACCTCCATGAATCCGGCTTATGACTGTCCTTTGTAACCCTTTCTACGACTGTCCGCTTTTCGCACCAACATAGCGCACCAGTCCCATGGTGGTCCCATGGGTTTTGCACCAAGTTAGTGCGCAAGGGTCGAATGCGGGTGAAAGGAGGCATCATCCCGGTTTTATGTTGAGGCATGGGAAAAAGGTAATATTGGTAATACGCTTCGTTAATTCAAATAAAACCCTTTAAATTCAATATGTTGATAGATATTTAGAAAGGTAATAATTTGGTAATTTATGGGTTAGGTCATTACCTTTTTACCTAGTAATACCTGCCACGCTCCATCCCCAATAAAACCGGGGACTGGGGCGAATATTACCTTTGCCATTACCAAATATTACCCCTCAAGGTAATACGCCAAACCCACGGAATATGTGGGCTAGGGCAGAATTAATCCCTTTCCTAACCAAAATTACCTTTTTCCCAGCGCTGGTTCCAAAATAGCCATCAGATAGACGTGTCCCCGCGTTGGGAACTAGTCTGTGGATTCACGACAAGGAGTCTTCACATGACGCAAGAATATTCGCTCTCAGATGTGCTTGAGAGGATTTATGAAAATCAACTGGCCCTTGAAGCGGCAGTGATGGAGCTTACCCTCCGCCTGGAGGAACAAGGCTCAATGGTAACGGGCGACAACGTAAGAGGTACGCTAGAAACGATTGGCGAGAATGCCGGCCATATCAAGCAAGGTCTGGCCCGCCTAAAAGGATTGTGAAAAAGTAGAATCGACGGCGGTTGGACGGCTTACCGCTGTTTACTCAACGTTAACGTACTTCCTCAAGATCGTAAGCAGAATACCGCCCCAAATAAGCTGCTCAGGCTCAAGAGTGTTAACCCTGTGATTACCACCACACCTACGGTCCTAGATTTCGCGTAGGAGCTCTTTGAATAGTTTTTCAGGTCTTCTACAAGGACCATCGCCTCTGCCTGATTGACATCAATGAGCCGTAAACAACGCCCAACAATCGCGCTGCTCCAGAGCAACGGGCTGGTTGTATGGTTTTTCGAGAGCAATTGGAATGACGTTCTGAACGCTCTTATCTGGTCGTAGGTAAAAGCGACCTTCCCAGCGAAATCAGCACCTAACAAACCGATCTTTTCAGCGTTTGCTTCGAATATCGAACTCGACTGATCAGGTATTTCAGGCAAATGGATTGGCTGCTCTCTATCCAGTACCACTTTCATTCCGCTAAGGCCAAGATGTAGGTCTTGAAGTGACAAAATTATTGAACTCATCTCACCAGCTAGGGCCGCGGCTATAGATTGGCTATCTCTAAATCGACGGTAGTCCTCCGCCACGAAATGCCCAAAAAAGCCCACCAGAACTGCCGAGCTGAAGCCAATGAGCGCCGGAGCAACGTTGTCCATACCCAGATCCTTACGCCGATATCGTGAAAATCAAAAATTTGACTGCAGCCCTTTCCGTTCGTGGCTTTCCAGTATTTTCATGCTTCCCCTCCAAACACCAAGTTTTACCGTGGCGCGTTGTCTCCGTTTTTGGAAAAAGCCCAGAAATCAGCTTTTTCATCGTTCCTGCTCAGTGAAATCGACGCTGTAGGCCTAGAGCACTCGGTGATCATCTTGCAGCCTGTTGTGTAACGACGCTTCATTTTTCTGCACATCATTGCAAACGATGAAAAGGTGATGTTCTTGCAGCAGCCCGCAACCCGCCTGGGCAGCAGGTGCGTTTGCACTACATCCGGCTTTGCAAAAAAAAAGGACGCAAACCCCGTCGGCGGGAGGGGGATAAGTACTTTTTCTGGTGACTTTTCTTGCGGAACTGAATTTGCTACAACTCCACACTTGTCCCGGCTTGATCCGTGTCCTCGATCAGAGACAGGTCATCATGCCTAGTATAAATGCTGGCAAATATATGGCATTGTCACGTTAGACAACTGACGGAAGGGTGTTCTGATTATGGATATTGAAAAAATACAGGAAAACATATGCAAGTCAGGATTTAAACTTGAATATGAAATAGCAAACATTCTTCGTGATGATGGCTGGAGCCTTATAACAAATAAATACTATCTCGACGACCACGAAGAATCCGTGCGTGAAATTGATATTCTCGCTTACAAGCACAGAATAGTATCTAAAATTTCAGTATATACAGCAGTCATTATAAGCTGTAAAAAAAGCGAAACTAATAACTGGGCATTTCTAGCGCGAAACATTGAAAAAAATGATCCCAATGCAGATTGGCAGCCATTTAAAGGTTACAGCAACAACACCTCAACAAGCTACTATCTGGACAAAGACGACTGGAACAAAAATTACTATGCTCGCATGATAGAAACTTGCCCTGGCATTTTCGAAAAGCCTGAGGTTGATATATTTGCCTTCCAAGAAATGAGCAAAGAAAAATCCACATGTCAGAACGACAAAAATATTTTCAACGCGATCACGTCTCTGATGAAAGCTCAAGCATACGAACTGAATAGCTTACGAGCAAACAGAGTTAAAGATAAGCCTGTATTCTATCAATTCAATCTAATCTCCATAATAGACAGCGAGCTAGTAAGAATAAAATTCGATGGCGACGGAATCAACGCTTCAGCTAGTGACACAGAAGATTACATATCCAAATACATACTAAACAAAAAAACCTCAACTTCTAGAATAAAATTCCTGACAGCGAAAAAATTCCCCGAAACCATTAAAGAGTATTCAGCATTACATTCAGAGAACTCAAAACTAATAAGGCATCTTGACGATCTATTTTTCAAGGACATACTTCAAGCGCGGGATAGAACCAAAATTCTACTCTCCGAATTCAGAGAAACAATAAAAAAATATTTATGGAATCCGTATTACTCCGCAACACAGGAGACGTTGGTGATAGATAACTTTTACATCTCATGGAATAAAAGAGGCGCTGAGGCAGTAATTGAAATAGATGCATCCAGAAAAGTTATTTCAGAACTCAACGATGACGACTCTTGTATAAAGGCGGCAAAAGCGGCGCTTAGGGATGTATACAGATATGAAGGGCACGTTTGTTTCGAGGAAATATTTCTTTTTTAAATTACCACTGCATCTTGGCGTGAGCATCTATAGTTAATTCCAATGTCACACTAGAGAGTAATTGGCTTTAGTCTCATGCCCAGTTGAAGCGCTATTTCCGCTTTAGCGGTGAAGTTAGTGGCATCACTCGGCGCAGGAACAGGCCCCGGTTGATGGGTATGCGCAGCCAATTGAATGCTCATCTGTTGCACCAGGTCGAGCAAATCACAAAGGACCTGCAGCACATTCACACCCTCGGATCCTAGCCAGGTTTTGGGCGCGACCCACTGCTGGCTGACCACCGCTACGCTCTTACGCAGCCCCTGAATCCTTTCTTCCATATCGCCACCTACCGTGGCGTTGTGCTTCTGCCCCACCACCAGGTTCAGATCCCGCCCGGTCGCCTGGTGCAGATCATCCACCGCCGCCAGGCTCGCAGATCCGCCCGACAGCAACTTGAGCGCGCCCAAGGCCTCAAGCGTTTTGATGCCGCCTACCGACTCGGTTGAATGGTCATCAACGGTCCTGGTGTGGCTTTGGAACGTTTCTGTGTTGCCCATCGCCTCCACTTCCCGCTCGATCGCCTTGTCCCGGATCTTGCCGTCGGTCTGGCGCAGCCAGTTGCCGTCAGCGTCAACACGCTGCTGACAGGCTTCGCTGTGCTGCCACACCTGGTCACCTTTCGGCACGCTGGGCATGCTAAGGCCATGGGGCAGGATCGTTTGGATATAGGGCTTGTGCGGCAGGCCATAGGCAAAGCACACCACAACCTGGGTGCCCTCTTCCGGGAAGGCATAGATGCCCATTTCCTCGCCACCAGTGGGAAGCGGCAGTGGCACGCCGGCCAGGATCGGCAGTTTGCTGTCCGGCTCGCCGTCCGGCCCCATGACCTCGATGTCAACCGCATAGCGCGGCCGAAAGTCATCACAGATACCGGCGCCGGCCGGGGCATCGGCCACGGCGACAACCCGCGCAAAGCGTGGCAGGTGATAGCCGCCGGTGAGTTCGGGGAATTGTCGTTCTACGCTGCGGCGGATTGCGTCGTCCATCGGATGGCCATCTGGTTGTCGACGAGCGCCACACTGATGATGCGCTCGCCGTGATTGATCGTTGCACCTGGTCGCAACCCGGGAAGGGCTGCAATCATTGCGCTTTGGTTGCCCTGGTAGCCGTCGAACAGCTCCACCGGCAGTTGCAGCGGCGAGCGAACGCCAAAGAAGCTGTCGGCCCAACTGCCCACGAACACTTCCCCGTCACCCTGCTGCTGCCAGATAAAGTCGGGGATGTTGAAAACCCGGGCCAGGCTGTCCATGGCTTGGTATCCGGCAGCCAGGCTGTAGAAAAACGGCGCTTTGACGCCGGCGTAAGGCCGTTCAGGGACGCTAAAGCGAAGGCCAGTGTGCTGGCTGATTTCGACCAGGACGGCGCGCAGGTCGACGTGGCGCAGGTTCAGCGGCAGCGGGTTTCCGGCGTCCGTGTTCATACCTTTCCCGCATGCAACGTTGTGGAGCAATAAGGCTCAAACCACAGACGGATAGCAAAACCACCCATCTATTTTCCTGATTGCTCCCCACCGCTCACCACGCTACCCTCCACTCTGTCGCTGCCAATTCAGCGATCGGGCCTGAGAACCCCGCAAGATGCAGGCGCACCAAGCGCCCCAAAACCCGATTTGCAGGCGTTTTTTTTCGCCCACCATTTCGTGCAATGGCGGCTGTGCGTGGGAGACCTTCGGGTCTGCCGGGTTCCTGTATCTCCGGTTTCTCAGCCTGCGCACAGCTGCCACCCATTCGCCTGAGAACGAACGTGGTAGCTCTCACTTGATATGGGAGTTTTACCAATGACCGCTACAAATCCATCTGCATTAACCACCCTCGGCGTCACCCCCTTCTCCTTTCACTCCGACCAACCTCTGTTCCGCGTCAACAGCGGTGTTTCTCTGCATGAAGCCTTGCACCACGCCTCCGACTTACTTCATGTCGCCAAGCTACTCGCGGAAGATGCGGCGATGGTGCGGGAGACGGATCGTTATGCCTGGGCGTCGCATTATCTGCAGGAGATGAGCAAGGCGGTGATTGATGACGTGGTGAAGGTGTTGGCGTCGCCTTGCAACGCTGAGTAACAGTCTCCAAGCCCCACACAAAACGCCTCGGACGGTTACAGACCAAGGCGTTTCAGTTTACGCAGACAACCCACACGCAGAAATATGGCACTTCGCCACTTTCCCAATTGACACCCCCTCCCCACCACGTTAAAAACCCTGTCTTGCTTGCGCTTTTTTATCGAGACATGGATGTTGTCGACCCCTCCGCT